GCCAAGGTGACTAGCACCACGGTTTCCACCACTTATTCAGATGGCAGCTATTGCGTACCTTGTGTGCTGATGGCTTGTTAACGACAAATCGCCCCGTGGCAACGCGGGGCTTTCTTTATATAAACACTTTTTATTATTTTAAATGTCTACTACTTTTACTTGGTCCGTTTCTACCCTTGATCGCACCGTCGCAGACGGCATTGTGGGTACTGTTCATTATACCGTGTCTGCTGCTGATGACACCTATTCCAGCGGTGCATACGGTTCTGTTGGTCTTGAGGCACCTGCTGAAGGTGACACTGTTATTCCTTATGCTGACCTTACTGAGGCTGGTGTAATCGAATGGGTTAAGACTGCTCTTGGTGGTGACGAAAAGGTCACTGAAATCCAAGCAGCCTTGCAAGCGCAAATTGACGAGCAACGCACGCCTACCAAAGCCACTGGTACTCCCTGGAGCTAATTATGATCACTCTTATCCGTCCAATCCTTTTTTCTTTTCTTCAATCTGACAAGGTTAAGCTGCTTATCGTAGACATGCTGACCAAACTGGCTGAGTCTACCGACAACGATGTTGATGACAAGGCTGTGGAGTTTATCCGTAATGGTTTGTTTCCTGCCAAAGTTTTTGACTGATGGACTTAGGAGAGCCTCCGGTACTACCGTCTCTAAGGCTCCCTGAGCCCGTTGTTTTACCCCGTCCGGTACTAGATGTCCCACGAGCGGATTTGCCCTCGTACAAGCCGCTTGTGGTGCCTCCTAGCGACCTCCGACCACCTCCAGGAGTCAAAGGATCCAAGACATCGGAAGAAAAACCAAAACCAAAACCAAAACCACCAGCAATAAAACCACCGAGTGACATCCGTTATGTGGATATTCCTGCTACTGATTTTACTGTCCCTTTGCCTAGTAATGAAATACTAGTCACCGCTGGTACAACTGCGACTGTATCCGTTGCAGCCACCCTTACAGCCACTGCAATTTTCAAACGGACAGTAACTGTTTTAAAGCCCGTGCTTAAAAAACTACTTACCCGGAAGAAAAAAGATGGAAAAGAAACACCACACGTGGCTGAGTGATTTTTGCGGAGAGATCGTGAAAGCACTTGTCCTGTTTTGGAGTGCAGGCGTATTGACTGCATCTTACATGGGAATGTTGCAGAAGATGGACCCAACATTTGTTGCATCTTTGCTCAGTGGGACTTTAGCTTCCTATGGTATTTCTCGTGTAGATAAGAACTCTAAATCTGACCCAACAAAATGAAAAAACTACTTTTGCTGTTGCTGTTGGCTGCTCCAGTCTCAGCACAGACTGTCACCCCACAGTTTACCCAGGGGTCGATGCAATCCACCACAACTACCACCATCGACATCGAACGTACTATTGAGACTGAGGTCTATGGGGGTGATTACAATAGCTGGTCTGGGTCTAATGTAACTCCCAGTGCAGATATTAGTGGTAGTGGCACAACCTTTTCAGTTACCACCGCTGGAGACCCATGGTCACTAGAGATAACCACCCGCGATGCAGGAATTGTAGAGACAATCGACGTCACAGAAACCATCGATTCCACATCTACCACTACCTCGCTCTCTATCTTCTCGCAGTAACAACACCTGCATACGCAGAAGATCCAAAGGTACAAAACACATCATCACCTGTTGCAGCCGCAACGGGAAATGTTACTAACCAAGCTGTACAATTTCAGAATAATGGTGCACCAAGTAGACAGATATTTGGTGCTAATAACTCTTGCAACGGCGCTACGATGACATTTAGCCCGTTCTATATGGGCAATGACACCGTTCCGTATGAAGCTGACGGTTATGTTCGGTCTAATAACTACGGTATGCAGATGTCTTTCATGATTCCGTTAGACGGAAGCATGATTGAACAGTGCAAACAGATAGCACGTAGGCATGAACAGACAATGCGGCTTCAGTACGAGCTGACGAGAGCATTGAAGTGTACAGAAATAATGAAGGCTGGCTTTACATTTAGGCCAGGCAGTCGTGTCGAAGTTATATGTCACGACGTTGTACCTATAGTTTCACTATCGAATGAAAAAAAAAGCAACGGAGGATCAGTTCAACGAACTGCACAATCTGGTAACTAAAGAGTTTCTCTCTCGCATTAAATCAGGCGAGGCTACAACACAAGACCTAAAAGCAGCGTGTGATTGGCTAAAGACCAATGACATCAGTGGTGTTGCTATGGATAGCAACCCGCTGTCAAAGCTTGCAGCAGTTATGCCTGAGATTGATCCTGATCTTGTTCAATCTAGACTGTACGGAAAACGGTGAACACATCTTCCTACTACAAATCTAACCCACGAGCGAAGCGGCGCAGGCTAAAGCAGCAGGCACGCTACAACAAAACACAAAAGGGTCTCAAGATCCGTACGGCTGCAAACAAGCTCAACCGCAAGCTTGGTACGTACGGCAACGGGGACGGCAAAGACGCATCTCACACAGGTCCTGGCAAGGGCAAAACAGAGAAAGCCTCAACTAATCGCCGCCGTCCGAGACTTAAACAGCGTTACGCATAGCAGTTCACTGCGCTCACATGACCCCTTTGTTCCCTACACCTGATCACTACGTTTACAACCTAATAGCCATGACGTCTCCAGAAGCTAAGCGCCTGTGGAGGCGCACTATCAAAGAATACTTTGGAAAAACATGTGTCTATTGTGGAGAGACTTATGAATTACACGAACTTACTTTGGATCATGTCCACCCAAGAACCTATGGCGGGGAGGATATTACAAGCAACTTGGTACCTAGTTGTAAGAAATGTAATCAGGCTAAAGGAAGCAACCATTGGTTGACCTGGATGAGACAAACATTTGGCATCAACAAACTCAGAGAAACTCTTATTTATTCGCACATCAAGTAATGGCACTTACTAAAAAAGACGCTAACGCTAAATACGACAAGCTTCGCAAACAACTCAAATCTGGCGAAATTAGCCAAGAACGATTTAAGCAAGCTGCAGATCGTATCTACAAAATGTACCACAGCGATGCAAACAAAGGTACTCGCAACGCAAAGCCTGCTATTAAAGCAAAGCCTGCTTCTAAGACTAAGGCTGCTCCTGAGACTAAGACTGCTCCTAAGGCTAAAGCAGCACCAACAAAAACCAAAAAAACTCAAACTGCAAAACCTTATAGCGCAAGGGCTTATGCACCCGGCGTAATGTATGGCGAAGATGTTTCCCCTGGTACACGAACTCATCGTGGTGGAGAACGTGCACGAGTAAAAAAATTACAACTTGCAGCTAATCGTCGAAAACTTCAGCGAAAAGTAAATAAACGTGGTCGGCGTATACGTCGGAGCACCCGCTGATGGCAAAACGTACTTACAATCGTCGCGGTCGTCAAACCGCTAAGACACCTGTCCGTAACGACGGACGTGGACGTGCACAACGTCAAAAAGCTGCACAAGTCGCACGTGACACTGGCTCTAAAGACCGTGTGACTCGTGGTCGTGGTGTGACTCGTAACCGTACCGGCGCACCTCGTGGTGCACAAGGTCCAGCTAATCCTCCACAACAAGGTCCGAGCCGCCGCGTTCCTACAACCATGGGAGGCGACACTGGACGTCGTGGTGGAGCTAATCAACCAGCTAGAAGCGGACCACCAAGACCTGCACGTCCGAAAGCTAGCCGCGTCGGTAGTCAACTCCGTACTGCTGCAAAGGTCGGCACCATCGTCAACCCACGGTCTGACATCCCTGCCAAGGCTGTAGCTGCTGCAAGTTTGCTAGCAGACCTGATGAAACAACGTCAGCAAGGTAAAACCAAGCCTGCAAAACGTGGCATGTCCAGCATGGGCAAAGACTACAAAGCTAAAGAAAAAGAACTCGGCCGTAAAGCAATCGCACAAAGCTTTGACCGTGCCTTTGCTGCTGCACGTAAAGCTGGTAAAAAGACCTTCACCTTCCGAGGTAAGAAATACAACACCAAACTCAAAGGTGAGTAATACATGACCAACGTCGTTCTGGCGTTGCAAGATGATTTCAAGCTGTTTCTGCAGGCTCTGTGGTCACAGCTTGATCTTCCTTCGCCTACTCGTGCCCAATATGCAATCGCAGACTATCTTCAACATGGACCTAAACGTCTTCAAATACAGGCTTTCCGTGGTGTGGGAAAGAGCTGGATTACTGGAGCCTTTGTTCTGTGGACACTTTTCAATGACCCTGAAAAAAAGATCATGATTATCTCGGCTTCTAAAGAAAGAGCTGACAACATGTCTATCTTTTTGCAGAAGTTGATCATTGAGACACCTTGGTTGTCTCACTTAAGACCTAAATCTGACGACTCTCGCTGGTCACGCATCAGCTTTGACGTCAACTGTAGCCCTCACCAAGCACCATCCGTTAAATCAGTCGGTATTACTGGTCAGTTGACCGGTAGTCGCGCTGATCTAATGATTCTGGACGACATTGAAGTCCCTGGTAACTCCATGACAGAACTCATGAGAGAAAAACTACTTCAACTTTGTACAGAAGCTGAGTCAATCCTTACACCAAAGGATGATTCACGAATTATGTTCCTTGGCACTCCACAGACAACCTTCACTGTCTACCGTAAGCTCGCTCAGAGAGCCTACAAGCCCTTTGTTTGGCCTGCTAGGTACCCAAGGAAGGTAAGCCAGTACGAAGGGCTGTTAGCGCCGCAGCTAGTGGCCGATATAGACAAAGGTGCAGAACCTTGGAACGTAACTGACCCTGATCGTTTTACTGATGATGACCTTATCGAACGTGAAGCGGCGATGGGAAGGTCTAACTTCTTACTTCAGTTCATGCTGGACACCAGTCTTAGCGACTCTGAGAAGTTCCCACTCAAGATGGCTGACCTTATCGTCACCTCTGTTAATCCTACTGATGCTCCTGACTCAATCATCTGGTGCTCAGACCCAAAAAACGTACTCAAAGAACTACCAACTGTCGGACTACCTGGAGATTATTTCTATACTCCAATGCAGCTACAAGGAGAGTGGCATCCTTACCAAGAAACAATCTGCTCAGTTGACCCGTCGGGCCGTGGCTCAGATGAAACAGCAGCAGCTTTTATCTCCCAACGCAACGGTTTCTTGTACTTGCACAAAATGTGTGCTTACAGAGACGGATACAGTGACAACACACTACTTGACATTCTAAAGCACTGCAAACGTTACAATGTGACAAAACTCGTCATCGAAACTAATTTTGGTGACGGCATCGTCGCTGAACTGTTCAAAAAACACCTTCAGCAGACAAAACAAGGCATTGACGTTGAAGAAGTTCGCGCCAATGTACGTAAAGAAGACAGAATTATTGATTCCCTTGAACCTGTCATGAATCAACACCGCTTGGTCGTTGATAAAGACGTTATCGAATGGGACTACAAGTCGAACAAAGACGAAGCTCCTGAAAAAAGACTCCTGTACATGCTCTTCTATCAGATGTCCCGTATGTGCAGAGAGAAAGGTGCTGTCAGACACGACGACAGGATCGATGCTCTTGCTCAAGGTGTCAAATACTTCACTGACTGCATGTCTATCTCGGCTCAAGAAGCTGTCAACCAAAGAAAACGTGAAGATTGGTATGACATGCTCAGGGCTTCTATTGAAGACCCTCAAGGTCTGACAAATCATCTTGTTTTAGGCCTAAATGCTAAACAAAGACAACAGGCTAGACAGAATGGTCAAACCTCAGTCCCTAACTGGGTTCAGAGGCGATAGCACCTGTATACAGGGAGAGGGAAGGGTGGACCCGACCCCTGGACTGGGGAAGGAGACAATCTTTCCCCTTTACTAGCCCTAATATATTATCCGGGTAGCAAGACCGGTAGACATATTATTTCATATTATTTACTTAAGTGTCATTAATGTTATTAATTTTATTAATGTCATAAATTTAATTAATTTTATTAATGTTATTAATTTCATTTATGTCATTTAACTAAAATAATATCTACGTCCTTATATGTCCTGATATATACCACCAATACTCTATATATACTCTATATATACTCTATATACGCTATGGAATTTGAGTTACACGATACACGTATCATGAAATGTAAGGTATGTGATACAAAAGTTTCGGTAAATGTTAATTACACAATTACTGAGGTCACTTGTCAGCAGTGTTGGGCCAAACAGAAGGCCGATAAAAATGACAAAAATTAGTGAAGCCTATTAACGCTATGTCCAGGACGCAGTGACCCCCCATGCCCCTCTGAATGTGGCGTTCTGGACGTGTTCACGTTCTGGACACAAACAAAACCCAGTCATATCAAGACATCTCGGCTTTGCGTAACTGCTGTATACACAGATACGCAGGACTGGACGCGCAAAAAATACACGAATCTGAGTCGTATCCGTGCAGTAATCGGTCCGTGTCGATCTCGTGCGATCTGTGGCGACTCATAATGCAAGCTTATGTCATTGATAAGCAGCACTAATGTTAAGCATTACAACAGGACCCTACCCACTGACCCTGATCAGGGCCACACTATGCACACGAACGGACCACACCACATCTACACCGTTCGACTAATCCGATTTATGACCATTGCCCGGTGCTTCAACGTTTCACATCAACACGTCACAACATGGTGTTGCGTATGAAATTACTTACCGCCTATTTAACGAGCTTGTTCCTTGTCTTGTTTGGTGCTGCACAATTTGCCGATCACATAGGCGCTAAGCAGTGCGAACGAAACACGGGCATGACATACAACCAGTGCAGACAGTACAAACCGTGACCTACTACATCAACCGACAAGAGGGCCGCTATCACGAGACAGTCGATCAATTCGACAACAAAGCAGAAGCCCTTAAAATGAGGTCAGAGTATCAATTCTCAGAATTTGGCCGCGCTTTCTACTATGTAAGCCAGGTATCCCGTCCTAATTGGCAATTTTAAATTATGATTTCAGAGCAACGCATCAACGCACAAAACCAGATCAACGCTCGCGCTAATGAGGTTGAGAGTCATTTGATCCGCATTCTGTCAGAATGGCAAGGAATCAAAGCTCGCAAGATCTCAGGCTATGGCGGGTTTGTTCAAAAGTTAAAAACACAGCTTCACGAATACGAACAGTCCCACGGCTACAACGTGCCAGACGGGACCGATTGTGAGTATGGGTCTGAATGGTGGCTAACCTGCCATGCTAGCTATTCGAGCATCATGGCAACACTGCGCAATCGTAAAACAGCACAAAAAGTTGAGATGTATTTAGCCAGGTTCGATGACACAAACGGCATCTTAACTAGTGTGTCTGAATGTCAAGAACGCAAAACAGACTACACCGTGGAAGGTGTACAGAACAACATCAAAAAAGCAAACGAACTAGAGGAACAAGCTAAGCTGCTACGTTCACAAGTTCGTGATTTCTCCATTCGCTAATTAACAATGACAAAACGCTATCTCGTCAGGGCAGATTACGTACCAGCCCGTGCCGACATTTCACCACCGATATGGTGGTTTAAAGATGAAAACAAAGCACAGGCATTTGTTCGTAGCTTGACCAGTGGAAAACCGGCTCATGGTATCGCTATGGCCTATCAAAATGTTACCATTGAAACACGATCGGACTACTAATTAACATCTACCCACACACAGTGGGTAGTTTTTTTTGTCAACTTTCAACGGCACCCAACCATTCACAATCACCAAATCAGGGACGCACTTATCGTGAACCAACTGCAACACGCACGAATTGTCAGTGATGGCACTCGACTGGCTGTCTATCAACTCAAGGACGTGTAC